CGGCATCGTCGAGGCCATACTGTCCGTGGGTGAACGCTATACTGTCGGCACGTCTGGTTTGCATGTTTCATTCCATCCTTCCAATGAAAAGGATATGGAGGATGAATGGTATGAGGCTGCTGACAAGGTGGTTCAGGAATGGTTCTCTGAATGTGGCTGGAACGGCGAGGCCATGTCCGAGTTGCTAAAGGTCGCCTACCGTGACCAGCGTGTGGATGGTGAAATCTTTATCATCCAGACCCGCAAGAAACTTCCGCTTGATTTAAACGGTAGCAAGTTGAACGTATTCAAGCCGTGCCTTCAGATGGTCGAATCCCACCGTGTCGAGTCTCCGTGGAATCGTTGGGATGAGGCCGGACTGATTGATGGTGTCCAGTTTGAAAAGGTCCAGGTCGAAGGCCGGACGTTGCTCCAGAAGCTTGGTTACTGGATTCGTAACAGCTCCGATACTTTTGAGCAGAATAATTCTTGGTTTCTAATCCCGGCAGTGAACTGCTGGCATATCTTTAATTCTCACCGGGTCAACCAATATCGCGGGCTGTCTGATTTTTATTCAGTTGAAGTCTCCATTAACAAAATGGAGGACTTGTTCAAGATTGAAATGGGCGCGCAGGCCACGCAGAGTGTCCGCGCGGTAGCCATTAAGAATAACGCCGGTCAAATCAATCCCCTCGACAAGAAAATTGAGGCGATTAATATTGCCCGTGGGATTACGAGTAATCCCAATAACGGTCCAAGCGAAATGAATCCCCGCTTTGAGACTTATCGCAAGGAAACAGGTGCGTATGTTTACGGGCTCAAGAACGGGGAGGATGTTACATTCGATGCGCCGAACCGTCCCAGCGAAGCCACCTTGCAGCTTTGGGAATTTCTAATTGCGTCCACTTGCGCCGGCAGTCACGCTCCGCGATGCCTGGTGATGCAGAAACTATCAGCGCAGTCGGCCAGGTCTCAAGGTACTGAAGTCCGCGCTGAGCTTGATTCTGGCGATGCCTTTTATAAAGGTGACTGCCAGAAGTGGAAAAAGTTTGTCAAGGAAGCGGTGATATTTTTCATGGAGTGGGCGGTCAAGAACGATCCGCGCGTGGCTGATCCGCCTTCCGATTGGAGAAGTTCCATCCACGTCCAGCAGCCGGAGGCTTGCAATGTGGACATCGGCCACACCACCCAGGCCCAGTTGATGAGCCTTGCCGCCGGGACTTCCGATTATGACATGATACTTGGGCCGCAGGGATTAAACTCGATAACCGTGCTGAAGAAATTGGCCAGACAACAAAAACTAATTGAAAAGCTCGGAATCAAAATAACCCTGCCCGCCCTTATGCCTGGCCAGATAGAACTATCCGGCGAGAATGCTGAGGAAAAAGGAAAACCGCAACATGCCTGAAGATATTTACAACAAGGTGATCAAGGCTGGTCGCGACCGACTGGAAGTCAAGTTCAATCGCGTAGTTGATGATTCGCCGGTTGAAATGATGATTTACCAAGATATTGGGGACGATCCTTTTTCCGAGACTCCCGGCTTTACCGCCAAGGACTTTGCGGAAGCCCTGAAGGATGTTCCCAAAGACGCTTCACTGGATATCCGTATCAACTCTGCCGGCGGTTCGGTATGGGAAGGCATGGCCATCAAGACCCTGCTGGATGAACGTGGCGGGCGCAAGACAGCCTCGATTGATGGGATGGCGGCCTCCACGGCTTCCTGGATGATGATGGGTGTGGATGAAATCCGCGCTCCCCGTCATGCGCAGATGTTCATTCACGAGGCTTGGGGACTCTGCATGGGAAGCGCGGAGGACATGCGTCAGAATGCCAATGAGTTGGACAAAACTTCACAGCAGGTGGCGGCCATCTACTCGAAGAAAACAAAAAAGACCCTCGACCAGTGCCGGAATCTTATGAAGTCCAGCACGTTGATGACTGGTGAGGAGATGTTGGAACATGGATTTATTGATCGTCTCACTGACGACGCTCCGGTGCAGAACTTCACCGTCAGCCAAATCGAGAATATGAAATCGAAGTTGGCGGTTCTGAACATGATTAAAAACAAAAAACAGGAAACTAAAATAATGAATCGAAAACAAAAAATTGCCCTGCTTAACAAGTGGGGTGTATCAACGTCTAAAAACGCGACTGATGCATGGATTGATTCCATGATTGCCGCGTTGACGCCGTTGAACAAGGCCGTGTTCGAGAACGGCAAGGATGGGAAACATTCCGACGGTTGCACCTGCAATGAGTGCGGAACCAAAAACGCTCCGATGCCAAACGCCGAGCATCCAGACCCTGATTCCGAAGAGGATTCTGCGCCCGGAAAAGAAGGGGAGTTGTTTAAGGCGGCCACCGAGAACCTGAAGAAAGCCACCGCGCGTATGGATGCCCACATGGCCGGACAGCGCAAGGCATTGCTCCAGGAGAGCTTTAACAAGCTGGTCTCCGAAGGAAAGATTGGTGGCAATGACATCCCTGAATGGATGAACCTGGCCATTGAAGCCAGGGATTCCGCTGAAGGTGTCAACCCGATCATCGAGCGGCTCAATAAGCTGGCTCCGCAGCTTCCGGGAATTGCCCCGTTGAACATCGAAGTCGGCGACCCTGCCAACGTCGAGGACTTGGATAAGGTGGTGAACAAACTGATGGAATCCCAGGCGCACTTCTCGCGCAATGCCCGTGGGCCGGAGAATCTATCCGAGCGGCTTGAAATATCGAACTCCAGCAAGCAGGTTTCGATGTTGATCAACCGCTTGAAAAAGTATGAAGGAGGTGTCAAGAAAAATTCCCTGACTGGGGAGCTTCCCCAGTTGGTTGGTCCCTTGGTTGATATGTGGAACCGCTGGGCGGCTTCTCCGCGCAATGCCAACGTGATCAGTGCGGGGCTTCAACGGCAGGTGATCCTATCCGAAGTGATGCGCGCATTCCGCCGGCAGTTTGCCAGCTTGGAAATCTTCTCGCATAACTTCGGGAGCGTGCCCTTGGAAGGCACAGACCTGGTGTACGTGCCTTACTATCCGTTGGATACCACAGCGTCGTCTGAGTTTGTTGCGGCCAATGGTTATACGCTCGGAGCCAATACCAATACAAACCAGAAGAGCGTTCTGGTTGGCGGTGCCGGCCTTGGTGCGGCCACCGCAGGTTCAGGGCGCAAGTACAAAGCCCTGCAGTTCACGGCGTATCAAATTCGCCGGCAGCCGTGGCTGGACATTCAAAAACTGTCCGTTCTGGCCGGTGAACAGTTGGCGGTTGATGTCCGTGCGGACATTCTCGGCACGTGGATCAATGCGGCGAACTTCGGCAATGCAATCTTCACCGGGAACTCAGCCGGATTCGATCATACGATTGTGGGCAACGTCCTGTTGACGGCGGCGATCAAGGCATTCTGGCCTTTGCGCGGTCGCCATGTGGTGCTTGCTCCGCAGTATTACACAAACCTGGCCATTGACCCCGGAATCACTCCGTTGCTTGCCATCGGCACCACCGAGGTATTGCGTGAAGGTATCGTGGGCGGTCTATACGGGTTTGAGAACATTATTCACGACCCGCTTATTCCGGTTGTGAATAATACCGTTCGCGGTGGTGACGGTGCGAATGTTGCCGGGACCGATCCTTACTCGGCTGGCTTTATGGCCTATCCTTCCGCGTTGCTGATTGCGACGGCTCCGATCATGCCGCCTCCTGGCGTCTTGAAGAAGTTGGTGGCCTACGAGCAGATCACCGACGACCAAACCGGCCTGGCCTTCACCTACCAGTTCTGGGGCGATGAAGCCTACAGCCGGGATAATGAAATCATCGAGTGCTGCTACGGCTCCGGCCTTGGCGAACTCGCGGCGTTGTTCCGTCTAACCTCTCAAGGTCTGTAATCAAAATTGGGCGGCCGGGATTTAACCGGCCGCCCTAAATTAAACATATCATGAGCGAAACAATAACTTTTGCCAAAAGCCGGAAGTCCGGTGAATGGGTTGTTCTGGTTCAACCTGAAAAACAATTCGGCGAGCATCTGGACGCCTATCGAAAGATTGCCAGCTCTGCACCCGTTAATGATGAATACTCACGTGTGGTCATAGGAAAAATCCGCCACTCCTCCCCGGCATTGAATCTGATTACTTCCGAGCAGCGGAAGGCTGGAATTGATGCGCAGGCGAAGCGGGCGGAATCCATTGACCAGATTGTCAGTTCCGCTGGCCAGCGGCAGTCCGAAATGGAATCGGAGGAAGCAGCCAAGAAGCAGGAAGAACATGACGCGAAGATCGAAGAAAAAAACAAAATAATTGACGTGGTTCGCAAGAGCGGCGGTCTGAAGACTGCCGAGGCTGCGACCGAGAAACAGGAAAAACCGGAAAAGAAATAATTTAACAAAACAAAATAAATGAAAATGAAAAATTTAATGAAATACTTCATCGCCATCCTGGCAGCCGTTGCGATGATTGGTTCGGTGGCTGAAGCTGGAAACTATGTGGCATTGATTCCGTCTCCCAATGCGCTTACGAATATATCAATTTCGACCGGCGCAAACCCGGCCACGAACAGCTTGGGTGTTTATACAAACAATTACGTGCTTGGCACAGTTGCCGCCACGGCAACCAATACCTACAACCTTGTGGTAAACCCCTCCTCACAGGGTAATATCGGCGGGTTGCAACCAAACACAAACTGGTTTCCTTCGGCGGCTGTCAGCCTTCAGGGAAACTATCCAAATACGCTCTATGGTCCGAGTCGTATGGAGAATTTTGTGTTTTCCAGCGCCTTAGTTACGGGTTCTGGGGGCAATATCGCTTATGTGTTTGCAGGCAGCCAGGACGGAGTGATTTGGGTGACCAACTTGTACACGTTCGTATCCACAAACACCGGCGTTCCATTCATGACAAACCTGGATACGGGTGCCATGCCGCTGATAGCCTTGCAAAACATCCAGAATACCAACGCCACCGCAGCTACAAATATAGCGATTGAACTGTCCGGTAAACCTGGTCTTTAATCCTTGTGGGTGGGTTGTCCGACAAGATGCTGGCCGGAGGGTGTGTTCCGTTACTGGAATCCATCCACGGCCAGGCATTTAAAGTCTTAAGCGGTCCAGACGCCGGAAAGACTTTTTACGGAGTGTTCGAGGTGGTGCAGGAAACATCTTTTAACGGTGAGACCGGAGCGGTTGAGTTGCGTGCTAAAAATGTGGTTCGGTTCAGTCCTGATTCATTTCCAAACTTAAGGCCGCAGGATATGTTGCAAAGTTTTGGGACCGGCGCAGGAAAATGGAAAGCCTCACGGCAGTCGGAATCGGATTACATAACGGTTGATTTTCAGCTGGTCCAGATGGTTGCCGGAATTGATAAATGAAAACATTGTCCATAATTGTTCTGGTTGCGCTCTCGATTATTTGTGCGCCTTCGGCCACGGTGGTTTTTACGATGACCAATGGGATTACTGCTGATACCAACCAGATCAAGATTACTCCGATCAACCCATATATCAATGCCGACGGATCAGTTCAGGTGCGCGGACTTCCGTTCTGGATTTATCCAAATACGAACGGCATAGTGATCACCAACCTGGCCTATGGAAGTTACATCGCCAGTAATCAGTTCATCATTCCTAATTTTTCCGTCCCTGGCGGCGTTGGCTGCTCACAAGGGATTATTTTCCAGGTCCCGAACTCGACCGGAACCTACCAGCTGGGAAACATTGCCCAGCCTGGATATAATGTGTTTAATTACAATGGACTTCAGTTCTCGGTAACGGCATCGAATATCCTTTACTCGCTCGGACTGGTTTCGATCCTCGATGGCTCAGTGGTGACCAACTTGGTCCAAAACTCTACGAACGGAATGACCACGCTGGTTTATTCCAATCCAGCCAGTTTCACAACTCCGCAGCAGGTTTCAAATATCGTTAGCTCAGTCGCAACGACAAACGGCATAAGCTCGGTGACTTCCAGCAATATTGCCTGGGGTGTCTATGCTTCAAATACGCTTAATTACGCGACGACTCCATATGTAAATTCTGGAACCAATGCTGTGGCTGTAACTGCGCAAGCCAACCTTGCGGCGACGAACACGGCTTTAATCGGCTATTTGGTGGCTACGAACACCGCT